CAAGTTCGTCGGTCGCACCCTTTGCCTCAACGTCAATTTTTTCTCTAAGATCTTTTGTTTCTGAAAAAGCAAAATCTCTATCTTTATTAAGTTGCTTTTGAAGTTGCCCCATTAACTTTATTTTTTGTGTTGGGTCTAAGTACGGGGCCTTTAATGCTTGACGAAGCATTTGAGACTGATCCGCATGTACAGGCTCAATGTTAGGTGTTTCTTTTTCTATTGGAGCAGGTGCTTTTTCATAAGCCGCAGCTGGTTGTTTTTCTTGGTCCATAGAAGAAAGTGCATTCTGCACAATTTCCGCGTCACTTAAAGTCTTTCCTTTTTGCGCGTCAAGAGAACGAAGAGCCTCTTCAATACCAGGTTGTTGAGTAGGTGCAATTCCGTTTTCTGCAGGGTCTGCTTCTTTGATTACTGGAGCATCACCATCTATCGCCGCATCTAACCCTCTATTTGTTTGCCCTGTATTCATTTTTGATAAATAGTCTTTAAAAGCAGCTCCCTGAAGTTCTTTTGGAAGTGAGGCAATAGCTTTTGCAACATTTTCTGGTAAAATATTAGAAAGTCCGGCCTCTGTTTGCTTCTGTTGCTTTGCCTGCGTCATCCTATCTAGTTTGTCTTGCAATAAAAACTGCATACCTTGTCCAAGGCCAGTACCAATAGCTTGCCCTATTCCGGCAGTTCTGCTTTGTCCTGGTAATAGTTGTATAGCCATATTACATCCCCCCTAGTAATTTTAAAAGCATTGGAAGAATACTACCTAAAGATCCACCAAGTCCTTGCATAGCTCCAGGACTTCCAGGAGTATATCCAGTGTCAAATCTAGGCTGCATTCCCATACTAAGCTTTTGCATTCCCATTTGAGGCCTTAAAGCTGCAAGCTGTGCCTCTAAATCAGAACCAGCTCGTCCAAGAGAAGATTCAAATGCACTTGATCGTTGTCCACCACCCATTGCTGTAAATCTTTCAGCTATGGACGGTATTGTATCTTCGCTAAATCTTTTTCTAGCTAAGTCTTCTATTCCGCCAAAATCAGTTTCTCCCAATCCTTGTTGGAGCAATTGGTCTAAAGCAGATTGCTGATCCGGTGTAAATTTTTGAAATTGTTGTTCTTGGCCTGGAGTACCACTAAGAAACTTAGATATACCTTTTTTTCCAAGCCCAAGTGCCGCTCCACCCAATCCTAAGCCTCCTCCAAGAAGCCCTAAAATAGATCCTAAACCTAAAGCCATAAACTCTCCTTTCCTAGAAAAGTAAATATTCCAATACTACATAAGTTACTGTATATGCCGCCCTGTTTATACCTGTTGTTATACTAACATTAGTGCCGGTCACAGACAATTCAATATTATTCACAAGTGTTGTAGAAGAGTACGGAAGTGGTAAATAGCTGTACGCTCCAGTCGGATCTGTCGATGCACCATAAATTCTAGTAAACGTTGTATTTGCATCGCAGTTTATACCATGAGCAACGTTTGTAGTTCCTGCATTTGGAAGAGCTCCAAAGTTAATAACTTTTCTATAGACCTGCCTATATTCTGGCGTTCTACTGCTAGTAGATCGTAAAGCAGGATCACTAAAAAAAAGTTGCGAGTTAACAAACTCTTGCGTGTCATAGTAACCAGTATCTTTAAGGTTAATTGCTATTGCCATGGTATTAAGATTTTGATACAGCCGAACCATAAGCTCTTTAAACTCAGGACTTGTTACTTCTGTAGAATAAATCTCAGTAGGATCCCAAACATTAGTCGTTGGTATAAATAAACCCTGATCTGTATTTGTTGTTTGTGCCATTAACTAATCCTTCCAGCCTGAGACATATTAAGAATGAAACCTTCAAGTTGAAACCCTGATTCTACTACATCGATATTAGTCATTTGTTCATCGCTAAAATACAGTCTCAGTTGAATACTATCACCATAAGCTCCAAAATATACTCTATGCCACAGTAGTTCTTGCGAATTTTCTAGCGGAACTAAATCATACGGAAATGTCTCAAGAACGTTATTTCCTAAAGTTGCGTGGGTGATATTACCATCCCTGACCATAGAAAGATCAGTAGATGAAGGGCTATAGTCAACTGTTATTTCGCCATCAGCTGTTTTTTCAACTGCAAAATCAACACTATCAATAGAAATATCCATTCCTGTTTTTATATACGGATTATATCTTTTTGTTTTAATATCGATCCTTGAAACCCTTGAAGCAGTTCCACCCCCAAGATAAGCACCGGTAAAGTTATTTGGAATATCAATTTCAACAACGCTATCATGGACGGCCGTTACTTTATGTATTATATCGTTAACACCAGTCACACCCTCACAATTTATTATTTTTATAAAATCACCTGTGCCAAGATTGTGGTTTAATATATCAAACTCATAAGTGTCTCCAAAAACTAAACCTATATTAGTTATTTGTAATACGCTTTCATTTGTTGGTAAATCTGAATTTATAATAAAAACAAACCCTTGTTGGTTCCCAGCTATTATTTGCCTAAACTGCGGTTGTATTGTTCCGCTACTCCAATCAAAACCAGACCTTCTCCATGTAAATGTTGTTGATGCCCACGTAGTTCCTGTTTGCTGTTCAAAGAAACCAAAAGCTGTGATGCTATCGTCATTAAGAGCCCAAGTCCCGTCCTTATAATTGTATACAAGAACCTTATTTGGGTAAGTCGCTTCATATGGCCCTGAATTTGCTACTGGCATTGTCCAATAAACAGTTTCAGAGAAATAATCCCTAGTTCCGGCTACACGAGCAGGACCACCGTTATCATTTCTTATTTTAAATACTTGTGTTGGTATTTCATCGTCTATTCTTACAACATTAGCTCCATTACAAGCATGTATACCTGTTGTTCCAATAGTCAGAACAGCCTTATCAAAAGGAACTGCTGAAAATGTGGATTCAGATCCAAGTTCTGTGTTTATTTTTTGCCATAAAAACGGTTGTAATTTGTTGCTGGTATAAGCAAGTTCCCAGGTGCTTCTTTCAAAATAAACTATAAGCCTGTCTTTGATATTTTCTACACCTATAATTTCTTCTTTTGTCGGTGCTTCTATCCAACCACCACCAGTATAACCAACCTCATTTTTCTCAAGCCAAGCGGATGGGTCCAAAGGGCTACCGTTGTGTGAGAACCTACACCTTGATTGATACAACATATTGTTTCCAGCGGCATCATTTTCAATAGTGTTAAAAAGAAGCAATCTGTCTTTGAACGGCACAATTAATCTTGCCGAAACAACAATGTTTTGAACTCCGGTTCCCGCTACTAGAAATTTAGGTTGAAAAGCACCCCACCCGGTTATACCAGTTCCATCATAACTCCACATAGTATCATCCGTTGCTGCAGGAGCTGGTATAGATGCATTAAAGTTTGTTACAAAAAGAACATTTAAGTCTGGCGTTAATCCCCTCCAGTTTGCCGATTGAAAAAAATCAGTGTCAGTTCCGTTGAAATGGACACCTGCAGTCGGCCCAATTCTAGTCCAAAAGCCACCAGCAAAATGATAAGCAAACATTGTATCAAATGCAATTGCGGGTCTATCGTTTAAAACTTCAGTTTCAAAATTTGTGATACCCATTACAGGCTCAGCAGGATAATAGTAAATCTGTGTTAATGGTGTTACGCCTACAAAAGCATAATTTCCATTTGAAGAATCAAAAGTAGCTGCACCAATACCAACAGATTTAAGCATTGCTGCAGGAACTCCTCCTGCTTGATAAACAGTAAAAAGTTGATCTCCTACAGAAAACAATTGCCCAATTTCAAAAGCTGCACCAAATTTATCTCCAGGAACTGTACCTGCTGCGTCACCGAAGACATCAGTAGTTCCACTCGCGCCAGTCAATGCTATTCTTAACCTTGAATACAGTTGTTCTTCTGCAGCTGTTGGCCAACCAGAACCTGTATATGTAGATCCAAATCGTTTTCTTACTCTGCCTTCATACATGTAAGCATTCTCTAGTCGTTCGAATGCCGATTCCGGCAAAAGCCAAGGGCGTAAATCCGTCCTAAGTCCTTCCTTAATCGGAGCTACTAGGAACCTATCTTTTGCCATATTAATATCCTATAGCTAAATAATCAAAAGATACCGCGTCAGTTTGGTATGGTGCATGCTGAGATCTATACACAGTAAAACCGCTAACTAATTTTGTTGCAGCACTAACTATCTGGCTTTCTACTGTTCCAAGTCCTGCAAACGTAGTGTTTGGTGTTAACAATACCCTTAAAATAGCGGTTGGAAAATGATCAGCAGGAGCCCATGCAACTGCAATCGAATTATGCCCTACAGCGATTGTAGCTGTACCCCACTTCAAAGCTATACCAGAAGGTAGTGTGCATTCTCCGGTTACGGCTTGAGTAGCTGTTGTAAAATCGTATTCTGTAGCGCCAATTCCTTGGTTCTCTGGTTTAAAAAACAAGGAGGCCGCTCCAGCACCATTATCTTTGCAGTAAAGTGCAACTTCATTTGCGGCTGTTACAGGATCTGCTGCCCTTACAGGAAAGGTAGTTTGTAAATGCTTTCCTTGGTCAGCGTGCCCGAACGTTTGATGATTAATATCTATAAGTGTTTTTATCTGCGCAAAATTCTCTAAAAGCTCAGCCTGCGATTGTGACAATAAATCACCGGCCTGCGGGATCGTTTCATCGTATGGCATTATCTACCCTCCATATTATTATTATAATTGTCTTCTAAAACATCTGTGTATATGGTAGCGGTTCTTTGTTTGCTTTGCTGATCAATTGTTCTTCTATTAACAAGAATCTCTTGTTGTTTAAACTCAGGCATTATTTTCTGAACGCTTTCTACATCCATTCTATCTTCAAAGATTTTCTTAGCACCGCCATACGCAATATACTGCCACCATTGGGATAATTCAGGCATTGGCATAGTGCCGTCGTCAAGTAATTCTGACGGTCTAACCGCAACCTCTATCTCAACTCTGTATGGTTGATCTGGAACCTGCCTAAAAGTAAGTGTATTGCCATGGTATAAGACAGCGGTGGGTAATCCCGGCTCATAAGTAACGGTATGGCTATAAATAGGCGCGTCTGCAGCTGGTCCCACAGGAAATGTAAATGCATATACACCCGTTACATAATCGATTGTTCCGCCAGCAAGAACATCACCTTCAAGTGCGCCTGCGCCGTCGTCATTAGCCTGTATTCCTGCGTTATTAACATCTATAGAAGTAAATGAAACACTATTCCTTAAAACAGGTATAGAAGTTAATGTTCCTGCGACCGGCAACGGCAAGCCATCACCAGCCCCTATTTGCACTTTGCTTTCTGTTTTTGGATACACTGAAAAGAAGTCACCCATGTCTTGATAAAAAGAAGCTCGTCTTCCAGCTATATATACATTCTCATAAAGAACAGTGTATATATTATCGAAATTATTGACGATGTTATCTCCAGAATATGTGTCTATATACGGCTCAGTATAAAAAGTAAGTGTTTCTCTTAACCTAAATGTCTTTAGGTGTGCTGGAAAATCATAAAGGACAAATGTATTTATGTAATCGTCTATTGTTGCATCTGTTATTTGAGATATTGAAGGGCTTCTTGTTAGCCTTCTTATTTTTATTCTGATCTGTTCAAGTGTTGATAGCGTATTATCTGGCATAAATTCTCCTCAATACTATTGGGTCACGTAACATCTTGGGCTGCTGCTGTTAATTGACTGCTGACTTCTCCTATTGGAATTACCATAGCACATCTGGCGTGATACCATAAAGCTGCTGGGACAGCAAACACATTAAATGCAGATGAGTCTACGTCTACTGTAAATGTATCAGTTCCGGTCACTGTTATTGTTCCCTTCGCCTTATCAATCTGCTTCATACCATAATACTTTGGTATATAAAATCGTACTATTGTCCCGCTTATAAAGTCGTGATCGAAGGTAGTGGTTATTTGAGCGGGATTAGCCTGCGTTATTGCAGAAATCAATCGCATTACCGGTTGTATTTGCGGATCCTCTACAGCGTAACAATTTATTGCCATTATTCTCCTAACTACACCTTTTCAACAGTAACTATCTCAGAAACATTGGTAGCAACTTCGCCAACATCTACAAATTCTAAGCTTTGGAATCCAAACCGCCTTACCTTTTGTCCTATCTTAGTAGTCGACTTGTCATTTTCATCCATCTCATATCTGTGAACCGGATACCAGCAGTTATTATTCAGGTGCTTAGCAACTCCAAGAGGGATTGTATGCATATGGTTATCCTTAAGTGTATACAATTCTATTTTGTCACCCTTATACTGCCTAAACCTAAAGCTAACCTCTCCGCCAGGTATTTCATAGTTGTGAAATATACCCTTAACCTTCTCTCTATCTTTATCACGAAGATAAGATAGGTTTTGATTCTTGGCTTGGTCTTTTTGCGTGTTCTTTTTGCTCGCTTCTGCCATTTTTTCTCCTTGTTTGAGTCCATGGGAGGCTTGTTTGCTCCCCATGGACTTTATGGTTTATACGGTTCTAAAGGCCCTTACTAGCCTATATTGTATCTAAACGATTTACCAGCTCTCCACTTAATAACGTCACCGTTAGTCCCACCAGGACTTGCAGCAGCGATACCAGCAGTAACACTCGTTCCCAAAATAATGCCGATATACGCTTCATCTCCAAAAGCCCCATCAGTAAGCGTGTTATAAGCAGCGCTTTGTCCGATAGGAATTACTTGTGAAAATGTTACTGGAATTTCGGCAGCAAGAGGGAAGTTAAATGCTGTATAACCTGTTGTGTCTATACCTATTGAGAACGTAGAAGCATTAACTCTAGTTACTGTTACAGTTACACCATTAAGCTCAGTCATTTCTCCATCGGAAGGAATAACCAGCTTAACTGCTTGACCTGTTTGGTAATTGTGGTCAACAAGGGTTGTTACTACACCTGGGTTTGCCTGTGTAATGTTTCCTATCACACGTTTTTTAGGTTTCCACCCATCGTATGTCGTTACGTCAGGAGCAAGATACATCCATGATCCGTTACCACCCGCAACTATGCCGGGAGCAACTTGTAGTGTATTTGCAAGCCTAAAATCAACATCGGTGGTTACAGCGTCAACAGAAAAATCAAGTCCGTTAACACTTTCCTGGTCTGTTGCATACACTCTTGCAATACTTCCGTTTTGAAGCCTGCTTGTTGAAGCGGCTACGGTGTAAACAGGACGTGTTGCATTTGTTCCAGCGGCAACCGCACCAGTAAAGGTGAACGGATCACGAGAATCAATCCTTGCTATTCCTCTGTACGTTACACCGTTAAAACCAACCGCTGCAGTTGACATTGAAACAACTTGAGATGCTGCGGCATGAAACTCAACAACTGCATCGTCGTTAGTCATCTCACGCTGCCAATACCATCTAAGTCCATCCCATTGTGTTGCTGCTGCTACGTTTGTAAGGTTAATAACCTCGACCCAGTCAACATCAGACCTTAAAGGAATAATCTTGTCTGTTCCATCAGAGGTAAAATGCCCCTGCTGTATTAAAGTATCTTCAGCCATTATATTCCTTTCTTAAGCTAGTGTTGCGCGAAGATTAATAACCCACAAGTCGTTTGTGATTCTAGGAACCTCAGCAAACTTGTACCCTACTGTTGCATTAAGTGCAAGAGGACCATCATACATAGGTGCACGATAAATAAACTGTGCACTAAATCCATCTTGTTCTATACATGCATAAGCTTCCATACCAACGCAGAATATGTTCATAACATCTGCTCCAAGGTTTGAAGCATTTGCAGAAACAGATCCAACTGAAGAAACTAAGAATCTCAAGTTTCCAATTGAACCCCATTCTGACCTGAGTGCATTCATTGGTGATGGGTATTGGTTTTTATGTATAAATCCAGCTACAGCATCAAGATCGCCAGTCATGTTGGTTGATGTTAATGCAAAATAAGCATCACGCACAGGAGCCGTTCCAAACTTATCTTCACCTTCGATGTTATCCATTATTGTATATGCATCAGCATCCAATAATGTTCTAACAATCTCGTTAACATCTGTCCTTGTTAATTCTGTAGGATTATCGCCATTAACCCCTCCTACACTGTTAACAAAGCCGGCTGTCGCTGCAAGCATGTCCCTAGTCAGCTGATCCTCGGTCTGCCTTAGCGATACGCCGAGCCGCTTGGCTGCTTCGTTCAAGACAGGATCTTGATTTTGTAAAGTGACTTGCTCATTAATTTTCAAATAAGTTCCGTAAAAACTTATTCGAGCATCAATATCTACAGCTGTTAGGTCCTGTGATGGGGGATATTGGCCAGTATTGCCAAGGGGAACCATTGCTGTATCGAGAGCGTTATAACGTCTCATACGCAATGTTGTGCCACCATTTCGTGGCATACGCTTTTTCATAGCTGCGACCTTATGAATCAAATTTGGTGTTGGTACTGAAAGAAGTTTATAACTAAATGATTGTGCAACCGGAGCTGGAAGCGTAGTTGTAGTAGTTATAGGCATTTAAAATCCTTAAGTTATGTATTTTACTTACAACTTAAGCCTGACGAATGCTTTTGTACGTCATGGGATGGCGAAGCCCGATACGCCGTGAAGACGCGACTCTTCTGTAGCAGAACGCTACTACGCAATAATATTATATCATATATGCAGAATAAGCAGATTAGAAGATTTTAGAAAAAGAAAGGTAGTGGTGTGGGTGTCAAACTCTTAGAAACACCCACACCTAGGAGAAAAGCAATGAGTATAGATATGAAGATATTGCTGTTAATAACCCTTGCTAGCTTCGTTCATCTCTTTCCACAACTGTGCTTTTGCATCGTCAGTTAGCCCGTTTGCAAATGCATTTGCTCTAGATAAGGGAGAATCTCCCTGTTGTGGCGAAACGCTAGCTAGCGGACGAGGTTTTAGCGAATTTTGTTTTGCAGTTTCTCTTTCTTTATTGTAATTATCTTCCACGTAAATCCCTAATTTTTTAATCATCTTATAAGCTGAAACGGCTTTTGTATATACGTCTTTGTTTGAAGCTATTGTCTCGGCTATTTCAGGCTCTTTTTTTCTAAGTAACTGTATGTTTTCAGCTGTCAGAACAGCATCAAAATCGGTGTATACGTTACGCAACTTAGCCTCAGTTGATGTGGCATTAACTTGCTGCTTATACTTATCAAGCTCTTCTTTTTGTCTTCTTATGGCACGTTGGATCTTTTTATAGTGCTTCCCTTCAAAGAGGTCATCATCATTCATTTCTATATCAAGATCGTCATCCTTTGCAAGGATCTCTTTTTTTTCTGGTTCTTCGTATTGCTTTAGTTTCTTAAGTGCGAGTTCATGGTCGCGCTCTAAACGCGCCTTCTCTTCACGCAGAGCCGCAAAGTTAATCTCCCGATCCGTAGGTGCTGCTTTTTGTTCCGCCTGTTCAACAACAGGCTCTTCTTGTGCGGGCTCTGTAGATTCAACCTCTGCAGGTACAACCTCTTCTGCTGGTTCTTCTGGCAATGGTGGCATTGCTATATCTTTTTGTTCCATTATATTTCCTTTAATTCACCGTTAAGCGATTTTGCTTGTCTAAAGAGTGATCCATCAGCAAACTTTAATACATTGAACAATAATTCCCACTGGTCTTTTGGGGTAGCTGTCTTGTTCGCTATCATAAATTTACACGTTTCCCTGTCTGGAACAACCCATAAAAACTCTACTTTATCTTTTTTAATATCATAACTATACACTACTTGATCGTAGTTTGGAGTTGGGCATGAGAGGCGTGCAAAGAAATAGTTTCTCAAGATGTTCTTTGCTACCTTCTCTTTCTTTGTAAGAACAACAACATAGAAATCAGATTGTAATTTCTTCTTGTTAGTCTCTATACACTCAAAGATGTTTTTATCGTATTCAGATAGTTGCTCTGACATTGCTTCGTTTGGTGTTGGTGCACGATAATCTTTACCCTGTTTGACTAACAGGTCACGTGCTATTTTACCAACAGTCTCTCTTTTCTTGGGCTTCTTCTTTTCCATACATCTCCAACTACTTTAACCTAGTTTTATCTACCTTTATCTGTTCTAACCTTGAGC